TACTGACCTAGTAGGCGATTTGGCAACTGGAGCACCAAAACCTCATATTGGAACAATTGGTGATTATGCAGTTAATACAACACACAATTCAAACAAGATCTACTACAAAAACAGTAGCGGAACTTGGAGACAAGTTGGATCTACTACATGGCAAACATCACACGCAACAATTACTTCAACTAACAGTAATGCGTCGATAACATCAGGACATTCAATTACAATTAACGGTTCAAACGTATCATCAAGTTCAACAACATTTGCTAACATGGCGGCACAAATTAATGCGGCGTCAATACCAGGTGTTACAGCGGCAGTTGATGCAACAACAGGTTACTTGGAACTATTCTCAGACGGAACTTCAAAATCAAATGGTTCTGTTTTAGATGGCAAAATTACTATTGCTAACAACTCAGGAACACTTTTAACTGATATTGGGTTAACAGCAGGAACATATGCAGGTCCAGAGTTTTTACAAGCACCACACACATCAAGACCAGAGTGGAAATCAGCAGACACAACTCCAAGACCTAATGGTTCAGTTTGGTTTAAATCAAGTTCACCTAACTCAGGTGCAAATTTAAAAGTTAAACTTTACAGTTCATCATCAGCGGCATACTCAAGTGTTGATGCACCAATGTATGCAAATAATAGTTCAGCACTAGGAAATTTAGATCCATCAACAGGTGGAACTGCAATTAAGTCTGGAACTTTATATGCACAATACAATGTTACTGAAGAATCAGGATTCGATAGTTTACCTAACGTTGCTGATTTTACATTCATGAGATACGAAGGTGGAACAACAGAAGTACAATCTAAACTTACACACAGAACTGGATTACAAGGAACATTTACAATCCAAGAATCAACAAAAGGTTCAGAAACTTTATCAAGTGCGGTAACTGTTACAGTTACTAATTTAGACGGCTCTACAATCGCAGACCAAAATGACTTTGTAGCGGCAGTTAACTCAGCAGGCTTAACAAACGTTAGTGCTTCAATTGTAGCATCAGGACAATACGCAGGTGCTATTAAATTTACTCACTCACTTGGTGGTGATTTTAGAATGGTTGATACACAAGGAACTCCACTTGCAACAGCAGGTTTCAGTTCAGCAACAGCACACAGTTATGGATCTTATACAGCAAGTTCAACTTCATTAGTTGATAACTTATACGATGCACCAACTGGTGAAGCATTAGACTCATCGGCTAACAACGCAGTTGTTGGATCTAACTGGAGAAGATTATCATACACAGCGGCATCAAGTCAACCTTCAAATGAAGCAGTTGCAGGTACTTTATGGTACAACACAAACTTAGATGCAGACATCATGGTACACAACGGAACAACTTGGAAAGGTTATGCAGAAGTTTATGCTTCTACTGATCCAAATGGTCCACAGTTTTCAGCAGTTGAACCAACTAAACAATCAGATGGTACAGCACTTGTAAATGATGACTTATGGATTGACACTTCAGACATAGAAAACTATCCAAGACTTTACAGATGGAATACATCTGCAACAATTACTAATTCAACATCAGGTGTAGCAGTAACAACTACTGGTCCTGCTTTTGAATTGGTTGATAACACTGACCAAACAACTGAAAGCGGTATTGTTTTTGCAGACGCTAGATATCATACAGCGGCTAACAGAACAGATACTACATCAGCAGGCGGTGTTGGTACAGCAAGTTCAATTAAAGATCTTTTAAATGATTCTTTCTTAGATCCAGATGCACCAAATCCTAAATTATATCCTAAATCAATGTTGTTATGGAACACAAGACGTTCTGGTTACAATGTTAAAGAATACAAAAACAGTTATATTACAACTGCGGCGTATCCAGGTTCAGGAGCAACTGGATTAGGTAACATTAGATACAGTAACGAATCAGTTTCTACATACCACCCGGACAGATGGGTTTCTAAAAACTCAATCAACGCAGACGGTTCAGGTTGTTTTGGAAGAAAAGCACAAAGAAAAGTTATTGTAGCACAAGTTAAATCAACAATTGATACTAACCAAGCAATTAGAGAAGACCAAAGAGGATTCAACGTTATGGCTTGTCCTGGATATCCAGAAGCAATTTCAAACTTATTGAATCTAAACGGAGACAGAGGTTACACTGGATTTATAGTTGGAGATACTCCAATGAGATTAAAAGGTTCAGCAACTGAAGTTAGCAACTGGTCAGCAAACTCGGCTGGAGCGGCAGACAACGGCGAAGACGGTCTAGTTTCAAGTTCAGAATACTTAGGAGTGTTTTACCCATCAGGAAAAACTACTTCAAATGCAGGTAAGTCAATTATTGTTCCACCATCACATATGATGATGAGAGTATTAGCGAACAACGACAATTTAGCATATCCTTGGTTTGCACCAGCAGGTACAAGAAGAGGTATTGTTGACAACGCAACAGCAGTTGGATACATTGATGCTAAAGAAGGCGAGTTCCAAACTATGGCAATATCAGAAGGTATGAGAGATTCAATGCATACAGCAAAAATCAATCCAATTACTTTCTTCTCAGGCGCAGGAATTATGAACTACGGTAACTTAACTAAAGTTGCGGCAAGTTCAACTTCAGCACTTGATAGAATAAATGTTGCTAGATTAACAGTTTACTTAAGAACTCAATTAGAGAGAATTGGTAAACCGTTTATTTTTGAACCAAATGATACAATTACTAGAAACGAAATTAAACAAGCAATTGAATCATTCTTACTAGAACTAGCAGGCCAAAGAGCAGTTTATGACTTCCTAGTAGTTTGTGATGAAACAAACAACACATCAACTAGAATAGACAGAAACGAATTGTATGTTGATATAGCAATTGAACCAGTTAAATCAGTTGAATTTATTTACATACCATTAAGAATTAAAAACACAGGAGAAATCGGAAAATTAGGGTCTTAATTTTTTAGATAAATAGGAGAGAGAAACTATGTCAATATCAACATTATCAAAATTTACAGTACCTTTAGCAAACGACCAAAGTGCTCAGTCACAAGGTCTGTTAATGCCGAAATTACAGTATCGTTTTAGAGTTATTTTGGAAAACTTTGGAGTATCAACACCTAGATCCGAACTAACAAAACAGGTTGTTGATGTTACAAGACCAGATTTATCTTTTGACCAAATTACTTTAGACGTGTACAACTCAAGAGTTTACATGGCAGGTAAACATACTTGGAACCCAATTACATTGAATTTAAGAGACGATGTAAACAATGCGGTATCTAAACTTGTTGGTGAACAGATACAAAAACAATTTGACTTCTTTGAACAAGCGAGTGCGGCATCAGGTATTGATTACAAATTTACTGCAAGAACAGAAGTTCTTGATGGTGGACAAGGTGCGGCAGAACCAACTGTTTTAGAAACATTTGAGTTATACGGCGCTTACATAGAATCAGTTAACTACAACACATTAGCATATAACACTTCAGATCCAGCAACTATTACGTTGAACATTAGATATGACAACGCAATACAAACACCACAAGGTACTGGAATTGGAAGTGCTGTAACAAGAACACTTGGTACACTTGCTACTGGTGGTGGACAATAAAGTTAGGAGTATAGAAAATGGCAGGTCAAACTAGAATATTTGGTTTAGGAGTAACAGCAGGAACTCTTTACAGTCACGGTGCAAATGGTTTTAAACTAACTGTACAAAATGCCTCTAACGCAAATATAGATTTAAGAGCAGAAGACGACGCAGTTGACGAAGCAGTAGAAGAAATTATTAATGAATTAAATCCTTTAATGTACTTCGTTGTTAATGACAACTCAGGTGTTATTCATTTAATAATGGATAAAAATCACACTGCGGCTGACATCCAACAAAGAGTAAGAAATTTAGGATCAGCAGTCGGCGCCAATAGCATTAATGTAACAGGTTCAGACTGTGTTGCGGCATCGTCAATAACGATTGCATAGAATTAGAGTAGCATTATAAATTACATTCGGCCTCCCGAATAAGGAAAAAGCGTCTTTATAGACGCTTTTTTTGTGACTATAAATACAAGTGTATGCCAAGTATCAATAATTTTTTAAAAGGATTCTCAGACGGCCTTCCAGGAATGAAGGATTACCGTCACGCATCTAGATTATATTTTGATGATAATTTTAAATTAGCACCAAAACACAAATATCTTTACCATGTTGTTTTTGATTGTGATTGGGGAGTTACGGGTGTATCAAAACCTTTTTCTAATAACGAAAAATTAGAATTGAATATGTTAGTTAAGGCAATTGATTTGCCAAAATATAACATGAACGTTGATGAAAAAATTCAATATAATAAAAAAATGTATCTTGCAACAAGAATAGGTTATGAACCTGTTAATGTAACTTTTCATGATGACAATGCCGATACTGTAAATGCATTCTGGAAAACATACTACGAACATCATATAGCAGATTCAATAACTACAAATCCTGCTATGCGTACTCAAAATAAAGATACACAATACGATGCTAAACTTACTACAACACAGTTTGGTATGGATACTGCAACAAAAAGAAAAAAACCTTTTTTAAGAGGTATTGATATTTTTGTTTTGCACAAACAAAGATTTACATCTTTCAGTTTAATAAATCCTGTTGTTGGATCATTTGCACATGACACATTAGACCAAGCAGATGGCCAAGGATTATTACAAAATACAATGCAAGTTTTTTATGAAACAGTTTTATATAACACAGGACTAGTTAAAGGCGGTGGAGTACCAGGATTTGCTAGTTTACATTACGATCATTCACCATCACCGTTGTCTGTTTTAGGTGGAGGCACTAGTTCTATTTTTGGACCTGGTGGTATTGTCGACGGAATAGGCTCAGTGATGGGTGATGTTCAAAATGGTAGAGTTGGATTAGGTACAATTCTAAAAGGAATTAACACATACAACAATGCTAAAAAAATAAAAAATGTTAAAGGAAAGTTAAAAGAAGAACTAGGTGGAATAGTAAAAGACGAAATAGGAAAAATAGGAGAATCTGCTGGAACTATTGCTAACCCAATTGGAGACTTTTCAATAGGTAATGCGGCAACTACGGCAGTATTAGCAGGAACAACTATTGCCGCGGCAAAAGGATTAATAGACGGAAACAATAACGACAACACAGTTGTACATAATTCTACATTAAACACAGAAGTATATCTAACACCTAGTGAAAGTTTTGATATTGTTTCAAACAATCCTAATATAAAAAATCAAATTGCATCAAATATGTATTACAAAGACGTTGGAAGTAGAAAAGGTTTAACAGTTGCTGAAAGTGATGTTGAATATGCTTCTGCATCTGATAGTATAAAAAATGTTTACAATAATAAAGCAACTTCAAATATTACAAAACTTGTTAATGAAGGATATATTACAATCGATAGAAACTCTTCTGATGTATCTATCTCAACAGAAAGTCAAAGTGTATAATGGCAAATAATTTTTATTCAAATTTACCGTCTGCAGATGAAGACAAACTAAAACAAACTATGAAAACATTATCACATGACGACGAAGGTGCTTTTGAATTTAACGTTGGCGATTATGATACAGCGATTGCTTTTTTTGTTAAAAGAGGTTTTGAACGTGCTTCAGCAGAACAGTTATCATACA